GAACCTACAGCTCCAACATTCTTAAAGGATAGTAGACGGAATGCTCTATCATCAAATGAACCAGCAGTATCTAGTGACATCATATTAGTATATGAGTCTTTCATAGTATGTGCTAGTGTTTCATTTGCCAGGTCTTCAGCCTTATTACCAGTACTGAATTCCTTATCAAAGATAGTATGGGTATAGTTATCCATAGTGTGTAGAAACTTACGCCATCCAGAACCATCCTTAGCACCTAGCCACATAGCTAATGCAGCACCAGGGTGATTAAAGAATGATATGTGTCCAGTTCCAAACATACGTAACTGTTCTTCTGCGATGTTACGGATTACGAAAGCAGGACGCACTAATTGCATCTTCTTCCAGAAATTATTGATTAATACGTCAGCAACGTCACGAGTCTTAGCAGATACTGCAAACTTTTCCATCTTAGACATAAGCTTTAGGAACTCAGATACTGGTGGAATATACACAGTAGAGTTTAATAGTTCTGAATCTAGATGAGGTCCATTAAGACTAATCTTTTTTCCAGCCATATCAATGAACTTAATCTCAGCACCATTGATATGTTGGGTAGCCCAGTATGAAGACATCTGTTCACGAGATGATTCGAATACTCTAATAGCGTCATCCCATTTACCCTTAGCGTGCTTAGGGATATTGGCACCGAACTGAGCTTGTACAGCCTTCATTAGTTCTACAGATGCATCAAATCCACGACTAGCTGCGCTAGGTCCAGTTGAAATCTTCTCTAGTAGGTTATCAAGTACCTTGTTATCTAACTTAACAGCACGTCCAAAGTTATCAACTGCAGTCAATAGAGACTCAGTATCATGGATATTAAGTAGTTGTCCACCAGAAAGTTTAGTTTGATATAGGTTCTTAGCGTACTTAGTAGTCTTGCTTGAACCCTCAACTAGCTTTTGGAATACTGCTGCTACCTTTTCATGGTCAGCCATGCGAGAAGCCACTGCTGCACCCGTACCAGTTAAGCTACGTACTGCAGGAAGTAGTTTACCAGTACGTTCCTCTAGGTTCATACCAGCACGTTCAATAATACCTGGCTTCATTAAGCCATACTTAATATCTCCGCGCTTAATGAATGGAGCTAATGCGTCGATTACCTGCTCTTTAGTCGTAGCTTTAGCAATGTCTTGAGCAGCTGTGCTACTTATACGCTTATCAGAAGCACGCCAAATCTGCTTCCAATCAGTTATGTCAACTAAGCGATTAACTGCAGCCTCTCCATAACCACCAGTTAGGAATTCTGCAATTTTAGTATAGTCAATATTTGGCTGTCCATTGATAATTTCTAAACCTGCCACTTTTCTAAGGCTATCAGCATAAGCCTTTAGCTTGTCTGCCTTAGATAGGGTCTGGTCATTGAGTATTTGTTCAGCAGTCTTAACTGTTTTACTAGACTTTAAGTATGCTAATGCAGCTTTCTCACGAGCCCCAGCTGTAATACGTGCTGTACGTTGACGGTCTGCAACAATCTTTTCAGCAGCCTTGACATTGTCATTGATTTCTTTAACTGCATCTTTAGCTTGTGTAAGTTTGTCAGCTAGACCAGCAATTTCTTCTTTAGGAACTACACGTCCAGCTTCAGCAATCTTATTTAGATTGATTAAATTTTCTTGTAGAGTAGCAACAGTCTTCTCTAGCTCAGGTGCTTTGCTAATACGATTGCCAATTGTAGCATCTAATTCTTTTTCATTAGCAAGAGCAGCTTTAGCATCAGCTAGTTTACGCTCAGTTGAAGCAATACGAGTAGGTGCCTTAGCTGAATTGATTGCATCTTCATAGCTAGCCTTAGCTGCAGCTAGGTCAGCATCACGAGTTGCCTTGATACTATTGAATTCATCTAGTCTAGCAGATGCACGACGTACACTTTGGTCAGCATTGATAGCATCAACATTCTTGCCAATGCGAATACTCTTAGCTAATTCATAATCTTGTTGAGCTTTAGCTACTGAATCATACTTCATAGAAGCATCTTGAGCCATAAAAGCTTTTTGAGTTTCTTTTACTGCATTCTGTGCTTCTTGTAAAGTCTTAGTTTTATCTTCAATCTTAGCAACTTCGCCCATCGCACCAGATACTGTAGCAACTTCCTTAGCCTTAGCTAAGCGCTTTAGTTCACCAGCATGTGCAAGTTGTGGGTCAACCATAAATGATGCAGCTAAATCTGTACCAGCTGAGATAACAGTACCAGCTACTGAATCAGGATGTCCCCCTGTAAGAATGTTTGCGATATTATCAGCAATTAAATTAACTGGACGGTATCCAATTACCTTACCAGTGCTATCTTTAATTGCAATCTTAGCTGTATTAAGAGCAGCTTGACGAGCTGCAAGTCCAACACCTGTATCTTCTGCAGGAAAGAAACCTTGTCCCATATCAAGTTTAGGAGTAAGAGTCTTCTGTGTTACAGCTTGCTTGATTACCTGACCAGCTACAGTCTGTGAAAGAACATCATAGTTAGTAGAATCTTCTGGTACAGTTCCACCCATTTGACTAAATGCAGTGGCCTTAGCTGCTTGGACAGCCACAGGAATTGCAGTTCTAGAACCACCCATTACAGCTTCATAAGGAGCAGTGAATACTGTAGTAAGACCGCGAGATAATCCCTTAACAGCAGACCAGAATTTACCAAAACCACCGTTATTAAAATTTTCTGTAGCTCGTTTAGCTGCAACATCTTGCTGATTAGCTAAACGTTGTGTACGAGTCTGTGCATCGATAGAAGCAATATTCTGTCCAAGTGATGTTCCAGATACTCCACCAAGCTTTGAAAGAGCTGTAAGAGTTCCAGCTGACATAATATTATTATCAGCAGCATTAGACTTAATGTTTGCAGCTTCTTGTGGATTTACTTTAGCTGCAGCAGCAAAGATTGCTTCTGAATCTAATTGTGCTTGTGAGATAGCAGGGGTAACAGTATCCCCAATTTCGAATGTGCCATCCTTTTTTTTCTTTATTTTAGGTAATGACACTAACGACCTGCTTCGTCAAGAGACTTAACTACAAGTCTTAAATCCTCATTTGTTGGGTCTTGCATATATAGAGCACGAATAATCTGTGCTGAAGAATCCTGAGTAGGTAGTGGAGCTGAAGGGAGATTAAGAATCTCTGACCCTGCACCTGGACCCATGTCATTGCCATGAGTTACTGGCTCATTAGGACGCTCTGTAGGAGCGAATAAAGGTGTTACAGGAGCTGCTGCTACTTGTACAGCTGGTTCTTTAGGTGCTTCGACTTTAGCCATTGGTGCAGCTTCTTGTTGTTGCATTAAAGCTTGTCCTTGTCCATATGGCATACCTGAAATATAACGTGATGGTTGTCCTGAGTTGCCTGCTCCACCAGTTGCTGAGACAGCAAAGTTATTCTGTGGTGCAGTAGGACGAAGTCCTCCGCTGCCTTTTCCACCCATTGTGTCTCCTAATCCTTATATTGTTCAATCGAATAAAATGGAGGTGCTGTATAAGCACTTATTTTAGTTACTGCTTCTAATGCTTCTAATGGAGTTGCTCCTACAACTAGGGCACCCATTGCATAATCACCACCAGAACCAGCTACATAAAAACCATTTTCATCTCTACATACTGAAAGTTCTTGGTCTATATCGAATAATTCTCCACAGCAAGAAATGATTAGATGGAATCTTTCACCATCTTTTTTCTTATCATGTTCTTCATCAAAGTTATAACCATTAGATGATAGACATTCACGAAGTGAAGGCATAGCCTTCGTAATCATAAACGAATAAACATCTTTACGTTCTTTAGCAGTAGGCTTAGGTGGAGTCCAAACCTTCTGTGCTATATCACATGGAAGTGTTTCACCACTACCAGCAATAATAAAATCACCTTTTACTGCATACTTCTTCATATCAGGATGAGAATAGATTCTTCCATTATCATCTGTAACACGAGAGTCAACGAAGATTTCACTCTTATCGTCGTGTTGCACGCCAATAATTGTTGTCATTGTCCCCTCTTATCTTAACGGCTTCTAGCTACAGTTCTTACGCTTGCATTCATATTACCTGAAGCTGATAAGCTAGATAATAAACTTTGAATATCAGGTCGTGCTGGTGGCATGTTTAGATGCGGAGGTTGCCCTTGTGCCATCATTTCTGGTGATGGAGAGCCTCCTACTGGAGCACTTGCGGGAGCAGGGGACGTTTGCTCAACCTGAGTGGTACCTCCAGCAGGAGGAACTTGTTGCTGCATAGCAAAAATTTCTTCCGCTGCATCCTCGATTGCTTGTCCCTGTTGACGAGACTTAATAAGTTTCGCCATCTTACCTACGAGTGCAGATACATCTTGTCCTTGTGCTGCAAGTTGTGCAATAGCGCTACCCATATTATTAACAGCACCTAGCAATGAAGCACGAAGTGATTCGACTTCAATCTTCTCAAGTTCTTGGCTAACATTAACAGAGAATGGAAGTTCTCTCATAGCCATATCCTTAGAGATAAGACCACCTTGTAAAGCCTGTAACATGAAGATAAGACCTTGTGCTGGATTAAGACCAGCTAACATACCATAACGAACATCGGCAGAGTAGTCGCCCTTGATGTCTTTTGTTGGTTTATATGTAACTTCGTAAGGTGCGCCTGAATCTACACCACGAATTGTCTTCTCTTCTGGATAAACCTTCTCATCAACTTCAAAGCAAACAGTGATTACATCACGAAGTGCTGAAGCAAATACGGCTTGTGCACTCTTAACCTGGGTATCAAATGCACCCATAAGAGCTTGAACGCCTTGTCCTGTAACGATAGATGCATTAACGTTACCAGTACGTCCTTCTGGATAACGAGCACCTACACGTAGTTCTTGATTTAGAATTGTTTGTTCGCTGAATGCAGATGGTGATACAGACAACTCAACACGCTTTACACCTGCTGGATTATTAGTACGGATAACTGCATTGCCACCAAGCTGCAACTCTTGTACATCGCCAGGAAGTACGATAGGAGCTTGTACGGCTTGCTCAGCTGCTTCCATTGCAAGGAGAGCAAAGCGGTTGCGAAGCAATTGGATTCCAAGAATATCATCAAATTGTCCACGTAGTTCACCATCAACAGATGGCTTACGTGCGATAATAACCATCATTTTTCCAATAGGATTAGCTACCCTTGAAAGAAGTAGATTCTTTCGTTGCGGAATGTAGATAGTTGATTGTTCTTTATCATAGTAGCGAATGATATCTAGTTCTGATTCTAGTGATTGGTCGTAACCACGATAACCTAAAATCTGAGATTCATATTCAGGGAATTGAGTTACTAGTTCGCCTAGAGTCATTCGGTACTTTTTAGCAAATGCAACACAGCGCCCATAGCGGTCAAACTCTGGGTAAGCACCTATAGGGTTTTCTATGCGGATGCGCGGCATTTTCGCTTCTTCGTCTAGTTCAATAACAAACGCGACGAAACCATAAGTGATGTACCAGTCTGAACCTGAGTACATCTGTACACCTAAATCTGAGTGTACGAAATAATTAGACGCAATACGTGTGCGTGTGTCAGCAAACTTACGAGCTCTATCATTAACAGCATTAGCTGCTGAGCAGTTTACTGCAGGAAGTGGAGCCATAACCTCAGATAGGTCACGGGCAACAATATCAACAAAGTTAGCAACTACGTTAGCATCAACACCATCTGGAAAGAAGTCAGGATATACAGCTGCAATCTTGCCTTGACGGACATTGAGAACATCTTTGTTGCGTTGGTCACGCTCTACGTTGTTGGAGATAAGGCGCTTAACCTTAGCTACAACTTGGTCTTGTGATAACATTTAGTTCCTATCCGTATTGCTCTTGCCATAGTTCGGCATAAGCTTCATCTAAAT